CTATCCTTTTAATATGTCGGGCACTTCAATTACTTTTAACTGTTCGGGTTTTACATTCTTGTATTTAATCCAATATTGGAAGATTTCTAATGCTTCGCCTTGTGTGACCGTGTGCTTTGATTCTCGTACTACAGTCCATTCACGCTTAAGTTCACACTCAAGCACGATGTAGCGTTTACCGTCCATTACTTGTAATTCGTTTCTAAAAAACATTTACACCCCTCAACAATAGCCATAGTTTCAAATTAAAAATAAATACTTCCTCTTGGCGTTTGATTCTCGCCGCCCTAGCTCGCCATTCGGCGTACTGTAAAACGGCAGACACAATCACGCAGTACCAAAAAAATAAGTCATTCATGTTTGCTCCAATAAAAAACCGCCCGTAAGGCGGTCATTGTCAGTCATGTGCATTAATTTTTACTGAAAATGTATTTTGTTGTATTTGATGTTGCTGGGTCTTCCAGCCGTATAGAGTACTGCTCTGAATAACCGCCCAAAATCTTATCCCAAAAGTCAATGACATCATCTACAACTTCTAGATACAGCTCATTACAGTTTTGATATATCCAATCTATCGCTAATTTAGCCGCTTTCTTCCCATACCCTTTCTTCTGATATTTAGGAAAGATGAATATCTTATAAAGCTCTCCATCAGCTACTTCGTCAGGTGCATTTTTCATAAGAATAATATGAACATACCCAACTAAATGTTGTTCGCTGTATATTGAGAATAGTAATGGTTTTCCTGATGGTTGAAAGTCGATATATCTCCATCTGAAGCTTGACAATTCCTCATTACATATTTCAAAGTCTCGCTCAGACATTTCAATAATACTAACAGACATAATGAATTATCCTTAGATACATTAATAACTTTTAATATTATAATATTATACAAGCGCTTTATTGAACTATTTAATCGCCTTTATACGTCTTGTATTTCAAATACCGGTAGCGCAACTAATGATTTGGCGGTAAACCCTGCCTACACTCTAATCTTCTATTCACCTCAACCTATTTAATAAACTCCCACGTGTGTATTTGGATTGCAACTGGAACAGGAGCCATTTTTATACGCCGCCAGCGTTTTTAAAAATTGAGGGATATGTTTATCAAAAGCCTTCATTAATACATCATCACGAGCTGCCGTATGAATAAAAATTGTTTGCTTTTGATATTCCGGGCAATAACTCACGAAATCCCATGTTTCGTATCCAGTTACCCATAAATTAGCCTGCACTTGGATAATGTATTCGGACGGAACGCCGCCTTCTAACAAGTATCGAATATGCGTACTCATTTTCGGGCATTTAATCTCTAAGCCCTTTTTGAGTTCGGGGATTAGCCCATCAGGGCTAACCATTACCTCTTTTTTGTCATCTAAGTACACGCCGCCAACTTGAGTAACTGTGTTTCCGGTAATAAACTCATAAGCCGATCTAGCAAGTGGCTCAAGTTGATTTCCACGCTCCATAAATTTAGATTTAAATGCGCCATCTTGTAAGCCAAGAATGCTTTCTTCGATCAACTCGGCCATATACTTTATTTGCGCGCTTGATTTTTTACCGGTTGCCGTCACAATATTTTCAAAGCCCGTTGCGGTGGGGATACCTAAACGGGCTTTTAACCATTCTTCCGAGCCTTGTTCGCAATCAAGCGTTATTAGACCGTCAATCATAGCGGGATGTCCTTACCCAAATTATCATCTTTGGCTTGTTGCTTATTTAGCTTATCTAGCAGTTTATTAATTATGCGTTCGGCATAAATTTTATGAATTTGCTCAATACTTGGTGCATTACCGGCGGCGGCTAACAAACCGACTGTGTCAGAATTGGTAACTTCAACCAGATTTTTAATCTGTTCAATTTGCTCATCCGTAACCAATTCGATGCTTTGTCCGTTGATAATATTTGAGTTTTCAGGCGAAAATTTATTTTCTTGATGATTAACCTGATCTTCGTTTACTTCTTCGGCGGTGATCACCCCGCCAAGCTCATCAGGAAACGCTTTTCGTAACGCTCCAGCTTCTGCGCACTTGGCTAATTGACCACGCGGACGTTTGCTCCACATTGAATTTAGCTTACCTTCTTTGGTTGTCGCGCAGGCTTCGCTAAAATACTCGGTGTGCGAAAACGCGCAACGCTCTCCGTTAATAAAGCGATATACAGTAACACGACACCACTCAGGAGCATCCACTCCTTTGAAAGATATAGTCTCACCGAAAACCGGTTCATCTTGCCCTGCCATTTGTCCTGTGCGAAAAGCTGTTATGCGTTGCTCGTAAATGCCCGGCATAATCACATCACGCCATATTTTTTTATCGTAAAGCTTACCATCGGATCCCCTTTCTTTCTCGCCGGAAAGGGTTACTTGCATTGGTACGATATGGCATGGCTTCTTCAGAATGTCTAACTTACGAGCCTTACAATAATCTACCGCAAGAATAATGCTTTCATCTTTAGCACCGGGAAATACACTATTTTGTAACGTACTCCAAACAGCGAGATCGATATTTCTTTCTTTAAGAGCGGTTTGAATGTTTGCTGGTAATGTCATTTTATTTATCCTTTAATTCATTTTTCTTAGGGATACGTTATCGCCATATTGCACTTTAACTTTGCGAGCCAAGGCGATTGCTTGTTCTTGCGTGCCGGTAAATGCAATACGAACCTCGAAATTAAATGTCGGCTCGTCAGAAAGTGCGGTCGAATTTTCTTGTGTTTTTTCTACCGCACTTTGTGTTTCTGTTTCGGACGCAACGGCTTGCGATTCCGCTTTTGCTTTGGCATCTTCTTCGGCTTTTGCTTTTAACTCTGCCTCACGCTGTTGTTCGGCATTTACTCGCTCCGCAATAATTGGCTCAAGGTCGTCCGTGCCGGCAACTAATTGCAGTGCATCTCTAAATAAATGCTCGTAGGCAATCGGAATCATTTTTAAGCGCTCTGTAATTCGAGCGGATTCTTGCGCCAATTCGGCAAGAATTAACGTTTTTTCGGCATTAACCGATTTAACTAATCCATCGAGCGTTCTTTTGTTTTTTGTCGCTTCTTCGAGGCGGTTTGTTATCGCTGATTTCGGCATAGTTTGCTCAAGCGCAAGAGAGACCGAACTTTCGTACTTACTACGGATTTCCGAAATTTCATCAAGCGCGCCATCGATAATGTTTTGCTTAATTTCTGATTCTTTTAATTTAACCAGCTTATCGCGCGCCAAGCGCTCTTGTCTAAACCGCTCCGCAATGTTTTCAGCGGAGGTAATTAATGCCGCAATCTCACCGCTTTGTGCCGACTTAATCGCTGCACGGATTTTATCTTCAACCTCTTTCAAAGTTTTGACTTCTTCTTTTGCGGCCGCAAAGTCATCATCTGTCTCAAACTTGCTCGTGAGTGTTGCAAGAAATTGCTCGGCTTGTTTTTCAAACTCCACAATATTTGTGGATAACACTTTACTTTCGGTTGTTAAAACTAAATTAAATTCGGTTGTCATTTTCATCCTCTCCCATAGCAACCACTTTTCCAATATTCGCAATCGTCATCATCGATGTCTTGTGCGTTATCATCAAAATCATCGCTCTGCAGTTGCGCCTCAAACTGCTCGTAATAGTCATCAGGATTATCAAAATCCCATACCGACCCACGCCTAATTTTTGACATTGCGTTTTTCCTGCGCCGCTCCGATATAAACCAATAAACCTCTTACACCTCGGCGTTTTATGTTTTTATTCTCTCTATCTACCCATAACCCTGTGGACGGGTAAAAATCCACAACCTTTCCACTGTAAGAAACAACAAGATGAAATCCTGCATTGTGTTTTACGAAAGGAATATTTAAGCATTCCAATAGTTGTGTGCTTCTTTTTAAATTAAACTTTCTCTTTTCTTTTCGAGCTTTCGTAAGCTCTCGGAATGCCTCACCCATATCACCCATTTTCTTTACCCTTTCTTTGATTTAACTCAGCTTGTTTTCTGACGGTCTGTTTCTCAAGATATTCTTGAGCTTCCGCGCTCAAATTCGGCGGTGCATCGCCAAATTCTGAAGCCCATTCAGCCTTTGCCTTACGCTCCCACTCCAGGGAGATTTGCTCGCTTACCGCGTTATTGTTGTAGTCAGTATCAACGGTAAGGGTAGGGCGTGATAGGGATAGCCCAATTAGCGCAATTCCCCAAACGCAAGCGGTAATCACTGCGCAAACAATCCAGTGTAGGTATTCATCAAGCCATTGGATGATTTGTTTTTTTCGGCTTGGATGTTGATTTAAAAGTGCGGTAGTAAATCGTTGTTGTTTCATTTTTTGTTTCCTTTTTAATCAATTTGCTGAATTTTGGATGTAACAATCCGCCACGCGATTTTTCAAAAGTGCGGTCGGATTTTGCGGTGTTTTATAGGATGTCTAGCTGAAAACCCGTTGCTTTAGGGTCGTAAGCTCTAAGATATTTTAGGACGCGCCAGTTATTACCTTGCTCGCATTCAAATTGCTCTGTAATGCGTGTCAATACGTTATGCGCCTGACGGAGAGTACTGCGATATTCGTAAGCCACGCCATAAACGGAGGCGGTGTCAATATCACATTTTGAAGCTCCCTTAATGTTGTTTAAAATAACGATGTCCAGTCATTATCCACAACAAAAAAGGAGCTTTAATATGTGGGAAGCGTTACTTTCTTCCATTTTTTCTGTCCTCAAATCTCATTTTGACGAGGTTATTTTGCGTATCTGTACTTGGTTCTTATCATTTATTCTGTGTTGGCTAACTATGCCGGAAAGGGTGATAGATTATTTGCTCACCCATCCGCTTCCAGCATTACCTGATTACGTACTGTTTTACGTGTTCCTTTTGACTGTTGCAACTTGTACTTGGCAAGTGTTTTTCATCATTTTGGATATTATGGTCTTGTTGGTTGATAAAATTATTAACTACAAGGCTATTAAGCCACAATCCGAGCGGGTTAAGGTTGATCGCAAGCAAAAAGATTAAGCATTCTTTGAGTTTCATTACGCCCTCCTTAAGGGAGTTAAAAAAGCCCGCATATTTCAGCGGGCAAACCTAAGGAACCAAGTTATGAAAACTGCATAAGTTTTAAGCCTTCATGCTCGGCTAAGACAGTAAACAAAAGTGCGGGTAGTCATCCCAATTAAGTAAGCTCGTCTTGAGCGGTGTCCGCTGTGACTAAATCAGCGCGACCCTCTTAACAACCCCTGTTAAGACCGATAAAGATTAATATTAATTGCCGTGACACAATTTTTTCACGTGTAATGATATTGGATTAAAATCGGAGTACATCACAGGCATTACGCTAGACCAAGATTGATAAGTGTATGTTACGCAGTTGTATGTGTATCTTTCGCCGTTTAAATCAAACGTCATTTGCTGGATTGGCGTACATCCAGCCATCATAATTATCGTCATTAATAAAATTGCGATAGTTTTCATGTTTTTTTACTCCGTTGTTGATGTTTAAAAAATTGGTTAGCTCTCGGAGGGAATCGAACCCTCTAAATCTTTAACAGCAAGTCGCTTTTTTATTAAACGTTACGCCTTTTCGGCAACCTGCTAATTTCCCGTTGAAATTAGCAAACACAAGAGCCATTAAAATTATGAATAAGAACTTAGTACCACGTCAGGAAAAACCACCATTTCATCAAGTAGTTCTTTGATAGTCTTTTCTACTGCGATACTTCCTATATCTTCCTTGACTGGGAATTTTTCGTTTAAATCAACCGGGCCGTAAAGATTGTCTTTCAAAATTTCTTTTCGATCTTCTTCGCTAAAAAATTCATTAAGGATTTCTTCAATCGTGCGCCCAGCGTAGATTTCCGTAGGTTCAAAAATCCAAAATACTTGCTGCATTTCTCGAATATCTTTAATCGCAAGATCGATGCACTCAATACCTTTGCTGTATCGTAGCGTGTCAATAATTCCCATGGTGCTTACAGTAATTGAGTATTCTCCAGTGTCCGTTTCTTCCATCAGTGTCGGTCTGTAACCGCTAATAAATTTCATTCGCTTGGCTTGGGTAACCAAGAAATCATGTTCAGATTTGGAAATCGTTACATATTCCATTTTTAACCTCATTTATTTTATGTTTGCCATTTCAAAGCGCACTCAAGAACATTCCCTTCACCGTGCGCACTCATTAGATCGGTCTGTGTAGAATGCGCTTTGAATTGGTGTCGCAGGGTGGATTCAAACCACCATCGCACGGATTAAAAGTCCGCCGTTCTATCGGTTGTAACTACTGCGACATTAACTGGTCCGTGGGCTTGTTTGCCGTTTCCCCGACCATCCTCATATCCTCGAAGGATTGCTTAAAGATATAAACAGCGCTGCCCTTGATTCACCAACCACCTCTTTTCGGTTAAACACGCGACACAGTTTTCTGCTTGGGGGTTACTCGACTTAAATCAGCCGATAATTTATATCCCGCATGAGATCAAATTGTCTAAAACTCGAAACAGGTTAATGATGAGCGCCTTTCTTTATGCTTGTAAGGCTCAAGCCCTCTTGTATGCGACTACAACGAGGAATATAATGCTCTCTGCGACTACAATTTAATCAGAGGAACATCATGGAAGAGTACGCCAAGTTACTTAATACCATACTTACCAAGGTAGTTTTTAATCACATGACTATGTTCTTCGTTTTCTTGTTTGTTGGCTTTACGTTCATTCCGCCCGAATTAACGTTGTATCTCAACGCTAAAACACCGGCATTCTTTCCTGATTGGTTCACTCTTGCCAATTTTGGTTCTTTGATATTTGCGTTGGTTTCTACGATGATTTGGATTCTTATTTCTAAATCGACCAAATCAATTATTTCAAAACTGCGTGAATCATTAAAAACTAATTCAGAGCAAGCTAGATTAATCAATCTACTTCATAATTTATCAACAGAAGAGCAACATGTTCTTGCAATGTCCTGCCTTAATGAGCGAATTATTTTCCCAGATAACAGAACTCAGCTAGCCATTGAAAAACTCTTGTCAAAAGAACTTATTTCGTACGGCTGGACTAATGATAAATATGAGTTAAATCCACTTATTCGCAATGTTGTTCTTGCTGAGCTCGATAAGAGCATGAATTCCCATCACTAACCTGTTTCAAATTTTTAAAGAGCGTCGAGATTGTGCATCTCGTTTTGATGGCTATAATTTAGCAAATACTAAATAATTAGTAAAGGGTTTGTTTAGTAAAATTTAGTTTATTTTTGCTTTTATTTAGTAAAATCTTGATTTCTAAATGAATTTATTTTTGATTAATTTTTGAATTTGTGACCTAGATCACAAAAAAAGAAAGTGGAGAAGTAGGGCTTTTAAAAGTGTGGTAGAAAAGTGCGGTGTTTTAGGTCTATTTAGATCTAAATCAGATCTATATAGATTTACATGAGGGGAGTTTGGTGGTAGATGGGCAAAAGAAAACCGCCTCGAGGGCGGTCATGGAGGTTAAATAAAAATTATAATTTCTTTAACCACTCTTCATAATTTTGATCTATTTCTTCAAGAACATCAGTTCTAAATTTTTGTAATTTAGATTTTTTCTCATGGAACGTATTATTATTCTCAAATAAATCTAACGGGTAGCTTTTCATCTTTGTTAGAGTGTCTGTGGTAAGGAAAATAATTTCAGATTTAAATACTCTAGACAGTTGGGATGCTTTATTTTCTATTTCAGTTGTCTTTTCTGTTATAAAAATCTCTATGTCTTCCGGTGTAGTTTCTCTTTTAGAGAATAATTCATCAAGTTTGTCAAAACAAGAATCGACAAGATTAGTTAATTTATCCTTGTTTTTTATAAATTCACTTCTCTCAAATGTTCTATGATTTAAATGTGCCGCCCAATACCAACCGGCGGCAGTAACAATAGATGATGTGAATACAGTAATGCTATCTTTTAAATCTAGTAATTTACCAAAATATATTGTCAATTGAACAATAACTGCCATTATAAGCACTATTGATATGATATGCTTAGCCTTAAATATCTTCATCTGGAAGCTGTCCCAAATCTTTGGCCGCTTTAACAAGGCGTTCACTAATCAAGTTGACTATACTTTTTACAGTATCATGTTTGTATTCCAAGCGTTTTAGAAGTTCTTGATAGGTAAATCCATCTTTTCTAATTAATCCTCCGAATGCTTCATCTAAAAATGAACGACCATATCGGTTATATCCAGTAAGGACGACGATTACTTTATCATTGCTTTTATCTCTTAAAGCGGGAGCTAACAGCGTTTCTCTAAATGCTTTCCCTGTATTTTTGTATTCTTCAGGAGTTACATCGTCTTCGTTACGCCCATAAGGACTTTGGGAAAAATCATTGACTATGGTAATGGTTTTAATCATTTTTTATCCTTATGTTCCATTGCACTAAAGTGCCTTCAATTGAATTTCTCATATTGTACAGTTCAGGCAATGTTCTATCATCTTGATAGAAAAGTAATCCTCTATTACTGTACACCCATAACTTACCATTTTTATTGTCAGAAACAAGTTTTTTTATACTTTTACTACCTTGACCGTGTTTATATTTGTCATTTCCAGTCATTCTTGTTATGTCATCAGACATTGCTAGACTTATTATAATAGAGTCTGAGACTTTAGTATTTTTGATTAGTTCTGCTATATTGGTAGATTCTGGTAATTTATATTGTTTTAGTGTCGGCGTTATTACAGATTTTACGTCGCTACTATCCCAATCAATTTTGTCAAATAACTTATTGCCTTTGGTAAAAGTAGAGGGAATTCCTTGCCCCTTATCGTACAATAGAAGAAATAATTGATCATCTACAACTGTACACATCCACCACCAAGGTCTTTGATTGCTGGGGGTATGTTTGGGGTAGGCATGACGATAAACATTGCTCATCGCTTCTTGGATTGCGTCACTAAGAGTGTATTCTTCTTCGTCAGTTAGCACTCCTTGATATATTTCATTTTTTATAAAATCAATAATATCATCTCTGAACTCACCCTCATTTCCATTAATAATTGGATAGCCATCTTTTGTTTTTCTAATATCATTTTCTGAGCATCTATTGGCACATAAAAAAATTAAACCTACTTGTTTTATAAACTTATTAATTTCATTGTTTAGGCTCATTTTTATAGATATATTTACATCGGATTTTTTTAGGATAGTTTCTATTTTTGCATAAAAAATCATCATTGCTGCTGCTTTAATGTATTCACAATCAACAAAGCTAATGATTACATTTTTATACTTATTCTTTATTATACTGTCTAGTGAGTTAATGTATCTTACTGTGCTTTCATAGGATTCTTCATTATATATATTAAGTATGTTTGGTGTTGGGAATATATGATATTTTCCTGATTTGTAGGGTGCCCTAAACTTTATTGGGGAATTATTATTCTTTTTTTTGTTCATTTTTATTAGACTTTATTGAGTATTTACAAATAACTTCTATGCTCACTACAACAACACCGAGTACCAAAACACCTTGCCAATCACGGAAACATCATCAAGACTGGCTATTTCGTCGTCGTACTCGTCAGTGTTATAGCTACGGATTTTTATTTGATTGTTTGGCATATTGTAGAGCAGTTTGATTCGCAATAACCCACCATGATTGATGGCATAGATTTTGCCGTCTCGAATCACTTTATTTCCCATATCAATGCCTACAGTAGTTCCATCAGGGATTACAGGCTCCATTGAATTTCCATCAGCAATCACACATACCGCATTTTCGTACTGTACGCCTTGTTTACGTAGTGTTGCTTTGGAAAAACGCAATTTGAAGTTGTTATAGTCGGCAATATCATCAGCAAAGCCATTTCCAGCAGCAAGTCTAATATCTTGATAAAACGGAACTGCGTATTCATCGCTATTTAGTGGTGTGTTGCGATCCCATAAGTCAAACGCGCCTACTTCTTTTACGTTTGATGTTATGCTTTCAGTTGACTGGGGAGTATCTAAGTAGAACGGAGGCATATTATTTTCATTTTCCAATCTTCTTGCAGCCTTTTCCCCAAATGATGGAGTTTTTCCGCTTATCAATTGAGAAACAAAACTTCTATCTTTTTCAGGTACGGTCTTATCTGAAAACCATTTCTTTAGATTTTCTCTCCGTACTTTTGTGATCGCATTTTTATCTAGATTCATACATCCCTCCCATTCTGTTAATGATATTTAGCAATAGCTAAACTAGCAAAAAATAAACTTTATTTACTTTTGTATTTAGGTAATGCTAAACTATATTTAGTTTTTAATATCGGAGGTGAAATGGAACTTAAAAACTACTTAGCTGATCGCCCCCGCGGATTTAAAGCTGACTTTGCAAGAAAAATTGGTATTTCAAAATCTTTTTTAAGACAAATTGAAACAGGCGAAGCAAAAACGCCTATTTATTTGGCTAGAAAAATTGAGGCTGTCACCGAAAAAGCCGTAAAGAAAGCTGAATTACGTCCCGATGTATGGAATTAATCTAACAACAGGCAAGCGCAATGGCACGCAATAAACTCACCCGATCCGCAAAAGCACTTTCAGATCGGGTTATGAACAAATACTGGAAACAGAAACAATGCGAGATCGCGGACGAAATGGAATGTTCGCCGTCCACGTTGAGCCGTTTTGTCAGCAATGAAGACGCTAATCAGGCGTTTAATTTTATTGCGGCAAACGGGTTTGATGTTTTCGATGTGAATTCTCACGTAGCAATTGAGAAATCAGAGTTGGAACTGCTTTTATTGGCGGCAAAAGGCTTTGACGACCGGTTGCGCGAGAAATATTTGGGCAAATAAAAAACCACGGCGGCAACAGTGGTTCTGTACGAAGGAATTTTTTATGAAAACCAAAATACAGCTTTATGATACACAAATTCGCCAAGATGAACAAGGGCGTTTTTGCTTAAATGATTTACATCAAGCAAGCGGTGGTGAAAGTCGTCATCGCCCTGCTTACTGGTTATCAAATCAGCAAACGCAAGAATTAATCGGCGAAATTTCAAAAGACGGATTTCCGTCTATCCTTACAAAACAAGGACTTGGAACATTCGTAAGTAAAGAACTTGTTTACGCTTACGCAATGTGGATTAGTCCTAAATTCCACTTATACGTTATTCGCACTTTTGATAGGGCGGTAACAAATCAAAATTCGACCGCACTTTTACCTGACTTTTCTGATCCGGTTGCAGCGGCTCGCGCATGGGCTGACGCAAAAGAGGGTGAACAACGCGCTTTATTGGATAGCAAACAGAAATCAGAACAGATTGAATCAATGCAGAGCTATTTCCGCCACGGTATGAGCGCGCCTCAGTTTGTAAAAGGGTTAAACGGTGCTAATTCTTCGCAGATCAATGATTTCTTGGCTCGTAAAGGTTGGGTTTACAAGGATAAATACGGCTGGCGCGTAACATCCCGTGCGCGCGATGTGTATCTGACCGAAGAAAACACACAGGTAGCCGAACACGGTCAAGAAGTGCGTATTTTTTACAAGCCGGTTTTGCTGCAAAAGGGCGCAGCAAAAATCTATGACTGGTACATGAAAAATCAATTACCGATGAAAGCAAACTGGAATGGTAATTTCAAACAAGATAAGACGGTGGCGTAATGAGTGATTTTATCGTTAATTCTTTCCAAATCCCCAATGCGTTTGTTGATGAATTGATTGCTGATTTATCAGGGAACGCCGTTAAGTGTTATTTATTAATCGCGCGTCAAACAACAGGCTGGCAGCGGGAAAGCGATTACATTTCCGTATCTCAATTCCAAGAGAAAACGAAGATCAAGGATAAGCGCACGATTTACGCCGTTATCGACGAATTAGAGCAAGCGGGCTTGATTATTACTGAGCGCGAATTAGGCATAACAAATAAATTTTATTTGGTTCGTAATGTACCTAGTACCAGTAGCAAAAAATGTACCCAGTTACAAGAAATACAACCAGTGACAAAAAATGCCACTAGGGTAGTAGCAAAAAATGTACCTAGTACCAGTAGCAAAAAATGTACCTCACATAAAAACAATATAAATACACCATTAAATACAATTAAAAAAACTTCGCAAAAAAATACCGCACTTTCGCTGCTTGCCGAGTTCGGTATTACCGGTCAGCTTGCTGATGATTTTGCCGAACACCGAAAATCGAAAAAAGCGGCGATTACGAGGACCGCACTTGAGGGATTTCAGCGCGAAGCCGACAAGGCAGGCATTCCGCTTGCCGAAGCAATCGAAATCGCTATTTGCCAAAACTGGCAAGGTTTTCGGGCTGATTGGTGTAAAAACCTGTCCGGCGCGAAAGGCAAAAAACGCGATGATTTCGCCGATGACGGCAGCTGGGCTATCGGTCGCACGGTCAATGTGCCGCGAGGGTCGATGATATGAGAACCGTAGCAAACTTAGCGCAGGTCATCGGTAGCGAGCCAAACTATCGCGCGCCGGTGGAAAAAGCGCGGATTTCTGACAACGCAACGAAACTTGTTGATCGTATGTTCCAGCGGCTGAAAGCGTTACACCCCGCATGGAAACAAGCGTTTGCTACCACCGAAGATTACAACTACGCAAAGCAAATTTGGCTTGAAGAATTACTCAAAGCCGGCGTAGTTACCCCGTTAAAACTCAAACGTGGACTTGATATTGCCGCCACACAAGCAAGCGCGTTTTTCCCGTCAGTAGGTCAATTCATCGCATGGTGCAACATAACGGATTACTCCACTCTTGGTTTGCCAACACCTGACGAATTGCCGGCGCGAGTAAGTAAATTTCAAGCGGTTTACTGCACGGACGGTGAGGATAAATTTAATTATTTATCGGACGCAGAATACTGGTTATTAACCGACTTGTGCAGCCGCGGTCGTCGTGACCAATGGACACCGACGGAATTTAAAAAAGAGTGCGAACAGGCACTCAAGGCAATAGCAAAGCGAATTGAAAGCGGCGAAACAATACCGGCACGCAGAAAACAACTACCGACACAAACAACCGTGCCAACCAGTCCGGAAAAAGCCGCAGAAAACATCGCAAAACTTAAACAGATTATAGGAATGAAAAGATGACAGAGCGAAAATTTGATAAGGACACATACCCAACATCACTTTCGCTATTTAACCCGATTCATGCTGAATTTGGCTTTACGATTGATGGTGCCGCACTACCGCACAACGCAAAACTTGAGCGATATGTAACGCCTGAAATGGATTACTTAACTTACCCGCTACAAAACGAGCGTATTTTCATCAATCCGCCGTTTAGCGATCCATTAAGTTTTATCAAGCGCTCTGTCGAGTTGTTCGAAAATTACAACTGCTTAGTGGTTATGTTGTTACCGGTTGACATTAGCACAGAATGGTTTTCCTTAATCACTCAAAAAGCGACAGAAATCCGTTTTATTGTTGGTGGCCGCATTAAGTTTTTAAGTCCTCAAACGGGGTTATGGACTGATGTCTGTCGTGGTAATCACTTAGCGATATTTGACCCGCGTCACCGAAATATGGGGCAAGTTATCCGTCATGTCCACATCGATGATTTAGGTGAACTCGAATGGCGAGCCAAAAGCCGAAAAAAACGGTAATCCACGCGGTTAAATATGCGAATGGTGCGGTTGTAGCGGAAACAGACTACGACCGCAATTTACTCAAGGGGTTGCCGGTTGGAAGTGCGGTAAAAATTACACCCATCGGTAACAATCGGAATTACCAACATCACAAGAAGTTTTTCGCGCTTCTTGATGCAGGTTTTGAATATTGGCAGCCTGAATTTAGCGTACTGACCCAAGCCGAAGAATGGATAGCGCAGGCAGTCGCAAGAGAAATCGCAGTAGCGGCCAACGATGAGAATCTGTATCAGAACGTAACTAAACCGATAGCAGATAGCGTGCTGGCAAAAGTGCGGTTGAATCGTGAATCAAAATTGGATTATGAGGGAATGAAAACCCTTGAATCGTATCTCGATCATGTGATGAAAAAAGCGGGATTTTACGATATCAAACCGGCACAAGACGGGGGAACCGTTAAAGAGCGTTGGTCAATCTCATTCGCGAACATGAGCCAGGAACGATTCAACGATGTGTATAAAACGGTGTACGGCGTCATCTGGAACGAAACGCTTTGTAATATCTATGAAGACGAAGCGGCACTGGATAACAAGATTAATCAATTAATAGGGTTTGGCGGTTGAGCTGCAACCGTCAACCAATAATTTACAGTTCAAACAAAAAAAAGTGCGATCAATTTTAGAGGTGAAAATATGGGAAAAATAGACTATCGAAAAGAAGCTAAAGGGCGAGAATGCCAAGTGCGGTTAGTTGGTGTTTGTAATTATAACCCGGAAACAACCGTATTAGCACACATACGCGCCGCTGGCATTACTGGAGCAGGGCAAAAAGCGCCCGACCAATTAGGGGCGTGGGCGTGCTCAAGCTGTCACGACGCAATCGATTTACGAACAAAGATCGGTTACACCAAGGACGAACTGTTACTGGCTCATTTGGAGGGTATGGCACGCACTCAGGCAATTTTAATCCGCGAGGGCAAGTTATGAGTGATTGGCTTGAAATCTGCCTACCGTACCCGCCGAGTGTAAACCACTACTGGAAGCACACAAGACAAGGTAAGCATTACATATCAAAAGCAGGGCGGGAATTTAAACGCATTGCTACTGAGGTTTGTTCGCAGTTCGATCCGTTTGAAAGTGCGGTTGAAATCAAGATGGAAATCTACTTCCCAGACAACCGCCCACGTGACCTTGATAATTTACCTAAAGGGATTTTTGATAGCTTGGTCGGCGCCGGATTAATCAAAGACGATAACCGCAAAATCATCCGCAAATACTCAATCGAGGAAAAAGGCGTAGTAAGTAAAGGTAAGTCAATCATTAAAATTAGAGGTATCGATGCGTAAATTTAGCGAATTAGAACTAACCGAGGAACAGGAAGAATTTGTTGATAAGCACATGTACCCATGGGGTGCGTGGATTAGATTAGGTAGATTAGATAAACCAGGGCTAAATATCATCGCTAGATTAATGAAAAGCGTGATTCCGGCAGAACCAAGCGAACCTGTGTGTGATGATGAAACAGGCATGATGATTAGTGAGCTTATCGAGCAATTCTTCTTCAAGAACGACCGCACTTTACACTATATCGTGTTTTCGTATTACGTAAACAAAAACACGATAAATCGCATAGCCGTTAAACTGCGTGAAAACTGTGGAGAGATGAAAATGCAGCCGTGCGCTGGTAAGTCAGATATTCGCATTCCGAGCCTTAAAACAGTGAAGCGGAATGTTGAAAAAGAATTGAAATTGGCAAAAGCGATAATTCACGAACTGCTTGTAACCGGTTTCGTTATTCTTCGAACTGGGCGACAAAATGCAAAAAGTATCAAAATTATATATTGACAAACCTTGTCATCTTGTCCTATCATTTGAATATATGGTGGTCGTCGTGTAAGTGATGTTCACCGATGAAATTAATAGATGTGGATTTAAACAAACCCTGACTGGTAACAGTTGGGGTTTTTTATTGCCTCGAGGAAAGCGGGGTGGGGTATGGCAAAAATGCAAGTGTTTAAGGATATGCCGATTGAGTCTCAAGTCCTTGGTTGGGTTACAGGATTTATCGGTGCGCTCACATTGTCTGAATGGGCTATATTGATAGGTATTATTGTGACGGTTTGCGGCTATTGGCGGGAATCAAGATATAAAAAACGTATGCTGGAGCTTGAAGAAATTCGAGCGGGAATCCGCGACAAAAACGGGAATCTGATTAATGAACAAAACAGTTAAAAAAACGTTAGCCGGCGCGGTGTGTTTGGTAAGTGTTATTGTCGGCAAGGTTTACACTGATTATGCGGATGACCTTGTGATCAGCAAAGAGGGGGCCCAAGCTATTGGCGACGAAGAAGGTTGTCGCCGTGACCCTTACCGCTGTTCGGCTCATGTTTTAACTTACGGTATTGGCGCAGCCGTTACTGGCGGAACAATGATTCTTGAAAATAAGCGCTACACCGATGAAGAAATAGCGGAGCAATATGCCAAAGATCTCAAGAAATCAGGTGATTGCATCATGCTTTACTTTAACGGTGCAGACATGAATCAAAATCAAATAGATGCTTTAGGGTCTGTTATTCATAATTTAGGCTGTGGCGGTGCTCGTTACTACTACGACAAAAAATCGGGTAAGCGTCTTAAAACTCAGTTATACAAAGCGGCTTTAGATAAAGATTTTGTGCGTATGTGTAACACATTTACGAACTATGTCGGCGTAAACGGAAAGCCACACCCGTCAATTATGAAGCGCAGAATAAGAGAGCGTGATTTATGTTTAACCCCGGTGAACAATTAATTAAGCGGATTAAGTTTGGTGCGATATGTGTTGGTGTCGTTGCGGTTTTGTGCCTGCTCGGCGTTTTGCGGTACCAGTACAACACTATTATTGACTTAAGAGCCGACAACAAAGAGCAGGCGCAAGCGTTATCTCAAAAAGAAAAAGAGATAACAAGGCTAAAAGACGAAGCGGCTGAAAATCAGCGCATCATGTTAGAGCTATCGAAACAAGAAGCAGAAGCACGGAGCGAATCAGATGAAGTTATTAAATCCATCCCACAAGATATTAAACAAAGCCATCCTTATAATGCTTCCGCTCCTCGTAATGTTGTTGAGTTCTTGCGGAAGTAAGCCACAAGATGCCGGTTGTCCTGCATTGCCATCTGCCTACATTGCCCACTTAGACAGAACAGGGTTTAACGGCAACACATACGGAGACATCACTCAATACTCAGTCATCCTTAAGCGTGAGCGCGACATGTGCTTAAATCGTATTGATAAGATCCGCGAGTGGCAAGTTGAGAACACTCAGCACTAAATAGAAAATTAAAGGGCGTTAAAACAAGCGCCCTTTGTTGTATGTACACAATAGGAATGGAAATGCCCGCAAGAATACCTAAAGCATGCCGAAAACAGGGATGTAAGAACACAACAACGCATTCAAGCGGTTATTGTGAACTGCATTTAGGTTGCGGATGGCAACGACACCAGCAAGGCAAGACGGCAAGCCAACGCGGTTATGGCTCACAGTGGCGAGCGTTGCGCACCGTCGCCTTAGAGCGTGACAAGTATCTATGCCAAGAGTGTTTAAAAAAAGGTAGATATGTTACAGCAACAACCGTTGACCACATCATAGCTAAAGCACATGGTGGCAGTGACAATCTTTCAAACTTACAAAGTTTATGTAATTCATGTCATAAATTTAAAACTGCAAGAGAGCGCTTGAGATAGCGTTTAAATTGCGGTCAATTCTACACGGGGAGGGGGTGGGTAAATCTCTATAGGTTTCATCTATGGATACCGCCCGTTCAACTCAATTTTCACAACCGCGAAATTAAGATTTTGAGGTAAACGCCAAAATGACAGGGAAAGCACTTGTTCCGGGGCGTGGGCGCAAGCCTAAGCCTACGGCAGTTAAGAAACGGCAAGGCAACCCCGGCAAACGAAAATTAAACGAAAATGAATTGGTTTCTGAACAATTAACGATCGACACCCCGCCGCCTGATGATTTGAATGATGATGGCATTGTAATGTGGCACTTTGTGTTAAAAGAGCTTTGCCCGCAGGGTATAGTTTTGAAAACCGACTTAGAAACCGTTGCTAACTATTGCATTGCGTATCAGAACAGAAAAGCCGCTAACGCTGATATTAAAAAATTCGGTGGAACTATTGAGACGGAAAGTGGATTAAAGCGGAACCCTGCTTACACGACCCTGAAAGAAGCACTGGCTGATATGGCAAAATTCGGCTCGTTGCTTGGACTTGACCCAAGTAGCCGGAGCCGACTAATGAGCAATGCTGATACGCAATCAAGCAATCCATTTGCGGAGTTATTCCAATGACCGACAATGTGAAAAAAGCGAACAAATACGCAAAGGACATTGTTTCCGGAAAAATCCCCGCTTGCCGACTGGTGATTAAAGCCTGTCAACGGCATTTAGACGATCTGAAAAATCAGAAAGACAAAGATTTTCCTTTTCGCTTTGATGAAAAACTGGCGGAACGGGCTTGTAAATTTATTCAACTTTTGCCGCACACTAAAGGCGAGTGGGCGTTAAAACGACAGCTAATTACGCTTGAGCCGTGGCAATTATTCGCAGTGGCAAACGCTTTCGGCTGGATCAAGAAAATCAGCGGATTACGCCGTTACCGTGAAGTTTATACCGAAATCCCGCGTAAAAACGGAAAATCGGCTATTTCTGCCGGTGTTGGGTTGTATATGTTTTGCGTAGATGGCGAGTTCGGCGCGGAGGTTTATTCGGGGGCAACAACCGAGAAGCAAGCGTGGGAGGTGTTCCGCCCTGCCCGGTTAATGTGTAAGAAAACAGAATTGCTCTGTAAAACATTCGAAATTGAAGTTAACGCATCCAATCTTAACCGCCCCGCCGACGGATCACGCTTTGAACCATTAATCGGGAACCCCGGGGACGGTGCGTCGCCGAGTTGTGCGATCGTGGACGAATACCATGAGCATAAAGACGACGAACTTTATACAACAATGCTCACCGGTATGGGCGCACGTCGCCAGCCGTTGATGTGGATTATCACGACGGCGGGTTACAACATTGAAGGTCCTTGTTACGACAAGCGCCGCGAAGTGATTGAAATGCTGAATGGCACGGTGCCGAATGATGAATTGTTCGGTTTAATCTACACAATCGACGAGGGCGACGACTGGACAAGTCCGGAAGTGCTACAAAAAGCTAACCCGAATTTTGACGTTTCGGTTTATGCGGATTATTTGATAAGTCAGCAGAAACAGGCGATCAATAATCCACGCTTTACGAATAAATTCAAAACAAAGCACCTGAATGTTTGGGTATCAGCGAAAGAATCCTATTTCAACATGGTGAGCTGGGAGAAGTGTTACGACGAAACATTAAGCCTTGAAGATTTCCAAGGTGAAGAAGTTTTCCTCGGCCTGGATATGGCGCGAAAGCTCGATATGAACTCACTTGTGCGGGTGTTTAGTCGAATTATTGATGGTAAACGTCATTATTACTGTATTTCTCCATTGTTTTTTGTGCCGGAAGACACTGTTTTTAGTACTGATACTGCTTTAAAACGAGTGGTGGATAAATACCAAAAATGGGTAGTCAGCGGGCATTTAATCGCAACCGACGGCGCAGAGGTGGACTATCGCGAAATCCTTGAATGTGTGAAAGACACAAACAGGGAGCATCAGGTTAACTGTGCTGCAATTGACCCACACGGCGCGATCGCCATCTCTCACGATATGGCGGACGAGGGATTAAACCCGATAACCATCACACAGAACTACACCAACTTATCAGATCCGATGAAAGAGCTTGAAGCGGCTATCGAATCAGGCCGTTTTCACCATGACGGGAACCCTATCATGACTTGGTGTATTGGTAATGTGGTCGGGAAAACTGCCGCCGGGAATGATGACATCGTTAGACCGGTGAAAGAAATTCCAGAAAACAAAATTGATGGCGCGGTTGCGTTAATGATGGCAATCGGTCGAATTATGCTAAATGAAGATGACGGGATTTTTATCCCGGACGAGGTATTAACGCTATGAGAACATTTTTTATTGATCTGGTCGGTTTGGCTGGACTTGGCGCATTATGTACCGGCGTTTACCTACAATATGGCGTCGCTGATACTTGTATTGTTGGCGGCGTGCTTTGCTTGTTATACGCCATTATCTCATCTCGGGGGCATAAATGATTTTTGATAAATTATTTGCTACGCGCTCCCTTGAAAATCCGAAAACGCCGTTGAGCGCCGAGGGGGCTTATGATGAGTTATTCAGCGGCGGACAATCACGCACAGTTAATGCCGACACGGCGATGAAGCTAAGCGCGGTTTACGCGTGCGTTTATGTGCTATCAAGCGCCATTGCTCAATTGCCGTTACACGTTATGCGCAAAGACGGTAAAAACATTGAGCCTGCGCGCGACCACCCGTTATTTTACCTGCTCCACGACAGCCCGAATTTTTGGCAAACGTCGTACAAAATGCGGGAGTACGGACAAAGTGCGGTACTTTTACACGGTAATTCATTTTTACACATCGTCCGCAGCCGAAATGGTGAAATTAAATCGATTGAAACCCGTGAGCCGTGGATGGTGCAGTTGCTTAAAAATGGTAGCCGTTATGTTTACGGCTATTACGGCGATGATGAGACGTTATCAATTACGCCTGATGACATGATCCACATAAAAGCCCTTGGGACCTCCCTAAAAATGGGGAAATCTGTTATCCAACAGCACGCCGAAACGATCGGGCTAGGGCTGAACGCGAAAGATTTTGCGGGAAGTTTCTTTCTTGGAAACGCTCGCCCCGCCGGGATTGTCAATGTAAAAACGCCGCTTAATGAAAAAGCGTGGGAGAGTTTTAAGAAATTCTGGGATAAAGCCAGCGCGGAACTGAAAAGTAAAGAAAATAAAACAGTGCTTTTACCGGGTGAGCTTGAGTATAAAGCGCTCACGGTATCACCCGTAGATACCGAACTGTTATCAATGATGAAGCTCAACCGTTCGGAAATTGCTGGGATCTTTAACGTTCCTGCGCACATGATTAACGACTTGGAAAAAGCGACATTTTCAAACATTTCGGAACAAACCATCCAGTTTATCCGCTACAGCTTAATGCCTTGGATCGTGAACTGGGAGCAGGAAATTAACCGCAAGGTATTTACACAAGCCGAACGCAAGGCGGGCTATTTTGTGAAATTTAACCTCGGCGGAATCATGCGTGGCACACCGACTGAAAGAGCGCAGTTTTATCACAACGCGATTACTGATGGCTGGATGTCACGAAACGAAGCCCGCACACTCGAAGATATGAACCCGGTTGACGGACTGGATGAATATCTTGTTAGTGTCAACGCGGCGCAGCAAGTCAAATCAGATCAGAAAAAGGAGAACGAACCCGATGAGTGATATTGAAAAACGATCATACGTTGGCGAAGTTCGGGCGGAAAGTAAAGATTCCGAACCAACTCACATCATTGGGTACGGCTCGGTTTTTAATACCCGTTCGCAATTAATGTGGGGCTTTCGCGAAATCATCATGCCGGGTGCGTTTGATGACGTACTAGATGATGACGTGCGTGGATTGTTTAACCATGACCCGAATTTTATCTTAGGGCGTTCAAAAGCGGGGACATTATCGCTAAGCGTTGATGATAAAGGGTTGCGTTATGACATTATCGCACCCGATACGCCGACCATTCGCGATCTTGTTATTGCCCCGCTACAGCGCGGAGATATTACCCAATCATCATTTGCGTTTAACGTCGCCCGCAACGGTGACGAGTGGTACGAAGATGATGAGGGTGTAGTAATCCGCGAAATCCATAAAATTTCACGCCTTTATGATGTTAGCCCGGTGACTTATCCGGCATATCAAGAGGCAAGCAGTACGGCGCGATCGCTGGATGCGTGGAAAGAGGCCCGTAACAACGGTGATATTCAAAAAGCCGTACATCAGAAAGCCGCCCGAGAACGTTTTTTATCGTTAATCTCCGGCAAGTAAACCAATTTAATTAAACCGACCGCACCGTAAAAAGTGCGGTTTTTTTATCTCTAGAGGAAAACATAATGGCTAAATTACATGAGCTACAAGAAAAACGTCGCAATATTGCCGCGCAAATGCGCACATTACACGACAAGATCGGTGATAACGCTTGGACCGACGAGCAACGCACTGAATGGAACAAAATGAAAACCGAATTGGACGGAGTAGATGCCTTAATTTCGCGTGAAGAAGAACTTCGTTCGATGGATGAAAAATTCGTCAAAGAACAAGAAGCTGCGGAAGCTGAAAAACGCGCCCAAAAAGACGGTGAAAAAACTTTATCCGTTGATGAGCGTCGCGGTCAGGCGTTTAACGCATTTTTACGTAACGGTCTTACCAATTTAACGCCGGAAGAACGTCAAGCATTAAACGAAATGCGCGCCCAAGGCGTAGGCGTGAACGATCACGGCGGTTATACCGTGCCGAAAGAAATGCAAGCACGAATTGTTGAGCAGATGAAAGCCTATGGCGGTATCGCGTCCGTGGCGCAGATTTTGACAACCTCCGACGGTCGTACAATCGAATGGATCACTGCCGACGGCACAACCGAAGAAGGTGAGTTAATCGGTGAAAACACTGCCGCAACCGAAGCAGATACTTCATTCGGCATCGCTAACCTTGGTGCGAAAAAATTATCATCCAAAATTATTCGCGTATCTAACGAATTATTGCAAGATTCCGCGATTAACATCGAATCTTATTTGGCTGATCGTATCGCACAACGTATCGGACGCGCAGAAGCAAAATATTTAATCCAAGGCACCGGCGCAGGCACACCGGCACAACCTAAAGGGTTGGCAGCAAGTGTTACCGGCACCACCGCTGCTAAAGTAGCGGGTAAAGTGGACTGGTTGGATATTAACGCATTATTGCACTCCGTTGATCCGGCTTACCGTAACGTGGGTAATTCCCGTTTAGCCTTTAACGACAACACCTTTAAAGTGTTGAAAGAAATGGTTGACGCTCAAAACCGCCCGTTATGGTTGCCTGATGTTGCCGGCGTGGCACCATCTACCATTCTTGGTAAGCAATACGTTATCGATCAAGGCATCGCCGACATTGCCAAAGACGCAAAATTCTTGTATTTCGGTGACTTCAACCGCTTCGTGGTGCGTCGTGTGGCGTACATGACATTGAAACGCTTGGTTGAACGTTATGCCGAATTCGACCAAACCGCATTCTTAGCGTTCCACCGCTTTGACTGCGTGCTTGAAGATACCTCAGCAATTAAAGCGTTAATCGGTAAATAACCAATAGGTGCGGTTAATTTCGACCGCACTTTTCTTTTTCGGGGGCGTGATGAATATCACACTTGATGAAATCAAATTGCAGTGCCGAATTGATAGCGACGATCAAGACGATTTGCTTCAGGTTTACCTTGAAGCCGCCAAGGCGACAATCGAAAACTACACCAACCGCAAACTTTACGAAACGCTACCGGATAGCCCACCTGATAACGCTCAAGAGATCACTGGAGATCTGAAAATAGCGATATTAATGTTGGTGGCATATATGTTTGAAAATCGTGGTGGATGGAATGAAGGGCAGGGCGTGAGCAATTTTGATTTACCGCCGACTGTAAGGCTAATCATTGAACGTTATCGGTTTATACACATATGAACATCGGAAAATTACGGCATCGAATCACATTGCAGAAGCAGGTCAATACCGTAAACGACTACGGCGCGGCGGTGACGACGTGGAAAAACGTTGCGACTGTTTGGGCTGATGTGCGTCCACTATCCGGGCGCGAGTATTTCTCGGCCCAACAAGTGCAATCGGAAGTGACTACGCAAATTTGGCTCCGTTATCTTGACGGGATTATGCCGACAATGCGGGTTAAGTTCGGTAAGCGTACTTTAGAGATTGTGTCGGTACTCAATACGCAGGAGCGCAATGTATCGTTGCAGCTTATGTGTAAAGAGGTGATTAATGGGTAGCGTAACGGTCCGCGTTGATGGCTTGAAAGAGTTGCAAAAAGCAATGCAAAGCCTTGGGCGAAAGACTTCTAACCGTATTGCCGTTAAAGCAATGCGTAAAGGCGGTGCAATTGTGCGTGACAAAGCGCGTTCGCTCGCACCAGTCTTGAAAGAAAGCGTGCCGCACAGACGTGCAGGTACATTAAGAAAATCCATTCAAAGCCGTACGAAAGTCGGCAAAAATGGCAGAACTGACGCCTATATTTGGGTAAAGGGGCTTTCGACCAAGCAAGTGCTGAAATTCAAGGGAAAGGGCGGTAAATCCAGTGCGTACAATCCGCGCGATCCGTTTTACTGGCGTTATCTTGAATTTGGCACATCTAAAATGCCCGCGCGACCGTTTATGCGACCCGCCTTTCAGCAATCGAAGGAACAGGCGGCGCAAGCCATCATTGACACACTGCAACAAGAAATAATTGCGGAGGCTGGCAAATGACATGATCCAGAAGAAACTTTTTAGCGCCCTGTCGCCTTTGGTGTCGGGGCGTTGTTTTTATGGGCTGATTCCGGAAACAAACAAGGCTTTCCCGGTGATTGTGTATCAATTCCCGAACATTTCACCAAATTCGGCGTTGGAAGATGGCGATCTTGATGACTATCAGGTGCAGATTGACATTTACAGCCCAAATCCTGATGACATTTTTAGCCTGCGCAAACAGATTTTTACCGCACTTTCGGCGGCGTTCGACTTTGCGGAGCGCATGAATGATTTTAGCGATTATGAAGCGGATACAAAGCTACATCGTCGCGTAATCAATTATCAAATTGCTTATGGAGAATAAAACATGGCAACACAAACAACCCCTTTCCAAGGGACTAAATTTTATTTAGGTATCGGCTTAAACGAAGAAAAAGCCGTTACAGCTGTTACGGTAAAGCCGAATGCGACAATTACCGTAACCGGTCACGGTGCTAAAGCCGGTGATTTTGTCAAATTAACTGGTCTTGGCTCTCTTGATGGTTATTATCCGGTGAAATCCGTTACAAACGAAAAAATTACGTTGGCTGATGAAGTGGACTGGAGTAACCAAGACGCGCCGACCTCTTTCACAACGGCAAAAGTGGCAACCGTTAAATGGTCATCTAACTTCTGCGCAATCAAAAACATTGAAGGCGACGGTGACACGCTTGGTGAAGAAGATGTTACAACCATGTGTAGCGAAGGGACTGAAACCGAAGCGGGTGAAATTGAGTACGGCTCAATCAAATTGACATTCTTTTATGCCCCTGACACTCCAATGCAACGGGATTTACGTAAAAAATTCTACGGTAAAGAAACCTTCCCATGGATGATGATTTTGAAAAATAATCAAGGTTCGCTTTATGGTACCGGCTTTATCCAAACTTCTCAAAACTGGAGCGGTGAAGTTAAAGGTAAGTTTGATTCCGGTGTAACCATTAAAAAAGCAAAACGTGACTACCATTTGCCGGTAGCTTAATCTGTGCGGCCGCACCTAAAAAGTGCGGTCATTTTTTTTTGAATGAATGGAAGAATTGAAATGAGTTTACGTGAAAAACTTTTAGCAACAAAGCCAAAAGTTCGGTCATTTTTAATTGGTGATATTACCTATTTTTACCGTGAATTTACGGTCGGTGACATGAATAAAGCGGTTTATGGCCAACAACAAGCATTATTCAAAATTGCTCAAGAACAAGGTATTGAGTTGAATTTTGACAATGAGGAAGCGTTGGCAAAACAGCTTGCTCAAGTCTATGACCCGTATCAAATTGCACGCACTTTAGCTACACGCTTATGCGATGAAAAAGGCGAAAACCTGTTTGATCCAAATAATGACGCAGATCTTGAGCAATTATCTCAATTAGATAAGTCGGTGTTTGAAGAATTAAGCAAAGCAATTGCTGATATTGAACCAAAAAACTTACCGAGCGCCGAAGATTCCAAGTAACCCTATCTTTGGCGCTGGGGAAGACGTTAGAAGAAATTGAGTTGATGCCTGAACGTCATTTTTCCGAATATATGCTGTTTTACCGCGAGCAACCATTCGGGCTTTGGCGTGAAGATTACCGTACGGCGCAAATTAGTCATCTATTGGCAATGATAAACCGAGACTCAAAAGCTAAGCCGCCTGAATTGTCCGATTTTATGCCGTTTTACAAAGAAAGTACGGTCAAAAATGACGAAGAAGATGACGGCGTTACTGAGTATTTAGCGAATCGTTAAACTCGTCTATTAGTCCTTTGATTATTACATTTTCTTCTTGTGTTGCTCGGTTACGTTCGCCGCATGGCTGGATTTTTAAGTTTTCGTCCAGTCTTGCGGCAATGTATTTCGCATTAGTGCTGATCAGTTCATTTTGTCTCAATAACCACTGCATGAATTGTTTTTTCATAGATATTCTCCGTTGTTGAATGTGCGCAGAGAATATCTATGAAAGAAAGTGCGGTCGAATTTCATTGTAGAAATCTGCGATCCGCGTCGCAATTTTGAAATAAATTCATCCGAAAACTTACAGAATATATTTAGGTACCTTAGAATGTGCGAGTTTTATCACACAATAAAGAAGAACCTAAAATGAAAAAATTATTATTGATTGGCATTATATCTGCGGTTTTGTCTGGTTGTGCAGGGACATCTCCTGTAGTCCTTCAACAAGCAAAACAAGTTCCTCCAGAGCGAATTTTAGCTCAAGGCGAATATAACCCTAACTATGCTAAGGTAACCATTGTTCGTGATGCTGGTTTTCAAGGTGGCGGCTGTTATCTTGGCGTGATGTATCGACAAACATTGTTGGCTCGATTTGATCCTGAAGAAAAGGCTGACTTTTATATTCCAGAAGGTGAATATAATTTTGCGGTAATTGGAGACCCATTCGGTAGAGGTTTATGCGGAGGCCAGTTTAATCCAGCAGTAGAGAAACAGGTTATTAAAAAAGACAAAGAGAATATTTTCAGGATTAGCTTGGGACCTTGGCGCAGACCAAGATTATTACCAATGTAATAACTAGCCCCTTGACACTCAAGATGGTTTTTATTATAACGTAATTGCTTACAAAATAACGGAAGGAGGTAATAAATGAATGCACTTTACATAATTAAGTGGTTTGCTAAAGCCTTTGGTGTTTTTGTGATTCTTCCTTTTGCCGCACTATATTTCATGGGCGTGTTATCTACCGGATTCTTCTCTTGGGGCGGTTTGCCGTATGTCGTCATTATTGCGGCAGTGTCAATCATGTTTGGTGTGATCGAATACTTCAAAAAGCCGATTCGATAACGGCAGTAATTTTAATTTTTTATTAAAGCACTCTTCGGAGTGCTTTTTTTATGGGAGATTTTTATGTCTGGCGCTTTAGGCAAGCTGAGTATTCAGCTTGAGTTAGAACAAGTTAAATATCAAGACGCGTTATCGAAAGCTCAACAAAGAACAAAAAGATTTTCGGTTGAAGCTCAGCGTTATTTGAATAATATTGATTCTGCGATGGAATCTCTCAATCGTTCTTCAAAATTAACGAACTTACTTTTGGCTAAAGATATGTTCGCTCGTGTTGGAAGGGCCGCACTTTCATACGCTGACGCTAATACTGAGTTAATTAACCGCTTAAAGTTAAGTACTAACGGTAACAACGAACTCGCTTTTGCTACTCAATCAGTATTTGACATTTCTTTGCGTACTAATCAATCAGTAGCCGCAACATCAACGGTATATCAAAAATTTGCGCAAAATGCTGAAAAGTTAAAATTAAGTCAAGGTGAAGTCGCGTCTATAACCGAAACTGTATCGAAAGCTGTTGCGATGTCAGGCGCCACTGCCGCACAAGCTGAGGCTGGGTTAATCCAATTCGGGCAGGCTTTATCTACCGGAACATTGAAAGGGCAAGATCTCAACTCGGTAATGCAACAAATACCGGGATTGGCAGACGCAATTGCAAAAGGTTTGGGCGTAACGACAGGCGAACTGAAAGCAATGGGGGCAGATGGTGAGCTTAGCACCCAACAAGTTATCACTGCACTGCGAAAAGTGCGTAAGCAAATTGATAGCGATTTTGATAGTCGTATCAAAACCGTATCTGGGTCTTTAACCAATCTAGAAACCGCATTTATTCAAACTGTTGGGCGATTCGATCAAACTGTCGGCGTGACAACAAAACTTGCAGAGAGTATTGAATTTGTTGCAGCCAATTTGGATAGTGCGATTCAAGCTGCTGTTTTGTTTACTGGTGCCTTAGCGATCGGGCAAATTGGAAAGTACTCAACTGCACTCCTACAAACCGGAATTAATAGCGCCAAAAATACGTTATCTCACTATAACGAAGCTAAAGCACTTTATGCCAAAGCTACGGCATCTAGGATTGCTGCACAAGCTGAAATGTCCGCCTTGTCCGCACAATTACAAGTGGCCCAATCAGAAAAAACAAGATTTGCGTTGCGTGAGCAAATGAAAGCGCAAGTGGCTCAAATAACAGCATTGGTTAATGCCGAAGCGAATGCTAAGCGCAATTTAGCTACGGCAAACAGACTTGCTAGCGCAGCGGCAGTTGGCTTGCGAAATGTTATGGGATTATTGGGCGGTCCCGCAGGTGTGATTACAATCGCAGCGAGTGCGTTGTATTACTTCCATTCACAAGCCGAAGAAGCAAGAAAGTCAGCTATAGACACTAAAGCGGCAAATGAACAGCTCAAGGAAAGTTATGAGGGGTTGAGTGAAGCTGTCTTAACCACAAAAATCTTTGAACAAATTGATGCAATGAAAGAGCAGGAGGCGCAGTTAAAAAGCCTTGGCAACGCAATGATCCAATCTGAGTTTAGCAATCGTCGTGGCTGGTTGTTTGCTGATACTGCTGAAGATGTAGAAAAAGCAACCGCTAATTATCGCGCCGGAATGGAAGTAGCGACAGCAAAAAGTAAGGTTTTTGATAATCAATTACACGCGATAGTGCAGACAATGCAGAGCAAAGGACGATCGCTTGATGAAATTAAACAGAAACTATCCCTTTTTAATGTAAGCAATGAAAAGGCCGAACAGATTATTGCTGATGTAAAAAATGGTCTTGATGCCGCCAAGGCAAGTACAGATGAAGCTACCGGCGCAACGATTGATTTTAAAAAAGCACAGGATGAACTTACTAAAAAATCTGATGATTTACGCGCTAAATTAGAGGTGTTAGAGCTTAAAAATAAAGGTCATGCTAAGGCATCTTATGTGTTGGCAGGTCTTTATGAAGTGCTTGGTGTTAAAGGCGCTGAATACTCAAAGGTTCTTAATGCTATTGCCAATGGTGACGTAGCGGCAGCACAGGCGGCCGCAGCTGCGATCAACTTATCCGCCGAACAATTACAAACCATGCTCGACATGGGTAAAAAGATTGAGGGGTTATTTGATACAGATACTAAGGTAGCCACCATTGAAACAAGTCTCAAAAAGAATAAGTCGTCAGATAATGCTCGTGAAAATTGGCTTAACTTTTACGATGAAATTCGCAAGAAAAACAGTTCAAGCCTTGGTGAAATTGAATTAGAGCAAGCGCGAATGTTTCAACGTTTGGAAGAACATTATAAGAAAGGTGTAGTGTCTTACCAAGAATATGAAACGGCAAAAACTGCCATCGCCGAACGTTTTGCTCGTCAACGGTTGGAGCTTGCAGGTAAATATGCGCCGGAAAAACTGCTGAAAGCGAATTTGAATGATGACTTAAAGTCGATTCAGGAGCTTTATAACGCAGGGCAACTAAATCAAGCGGAAGCTGCCAAAGCCGCACAACGGGCGCAGTTTGATTATGCGCAAGGTGTGTCGCAAAGTGCGGTCGATCCGTTAGCCCAAGTTCGCGCAATTTACGACCCTTTACAAGAGACCAAAAATAAACAAACGCAGGAACTAGCGCAACTCCAAGCGTTTAATGAGCAAAAGCTTATTACTGAGGAGGAGTTTCAGCAACGCCGTCAAGAAATCATCGACAAATACAAAAACGACGAATTTCAGCGCGATATGACAAACTATGCTACTGGGTTGAACGACCTTGGAAGTGCATTTGATGGTTTGGCGTCGATGGTGGAACAATCTGCCGGCAAACAGTCAGCAGCTTATAAAGCGATGTTTGCTATCTCGAAAGCATTTGCGATCGCCGAGGCAACAGTAAAACTATCACAAGCAATCGCACAGGCAATGGCTGATCCATCCGCGCTTACACCAGCACAAAAATTTGCGAATATGGCAGCTGTGGCAAGTGCCGGGGTTAACTTAATCTCGCAAATTACCAGCGTTGCAGCGTTTGCTACCGGCGGTCATGTACAAGGTCCAGGAACCGGAACAAGCGACTCAATCCCCGCCTGGTTATCCAATAACGAATTTGTAATGACATCCCGTACCGTGGATCACTACGGGGTGGCATTTATGAATGCGCTTAATCAGCGACGATTACCGCGCTTTGCTAGTGGTGGGCGCGTGGGCGGTGGTAGTTCGCCGAGTTATCCAGGAATTAGCAGCAATGGTGGTGAGGGGGATCACAATGAGATCAGCATCACAATCAATATTGCTAAAGATGGTAAAGAGGATGTTACGGTAGAGCAGCAGATTGCGCAAAGTAAGGCGTTATCCGACGCAATCACGGTAAAAGTGCTGGAAGTAATGCGAAAACAACGTGGGCGCGATGGCGGTCTTTTGAACTAGGGGTAAATTGTGGCGTTAAGAACAATTAATTTTTGTCCGAAACCCGGATACACCGTGGAAAGCGAACCTCGCCGAAAAGTAAATAAATTTGGCGACGGCTACGAACAGAGGATGGTTGACGGGCTGAGTCCGCTATTGCGTAAATTTAGCCTGACTTACAAGCTCAATCATAAAAGTGCGGTCGAATTAGACCGCTTTTTTGTGGAGCATAGCGGGGTAACTCCGTTTTTATTTAAAGAGTATGAGGGCGGTGCATTAATCAAGGCGGTTTGTCCTAAATGGTCTAAAACTGTAGATAAAAAATACACCGAAATTAGCTGCACTTTTGAAGAGGTGATGTAATGCCAAAAGATACCCCGAATAAAATGTTGTCGGAATTATCCAAACTCGAGCAAGGCGCACTGATTGAATTATGGGAAATTGATTTAAGTAAAATCCCATCTAATAGCTCGCCCGATAAAAAAGGCGAAATATACCGTTTTCATAACGGATTAACGCAGGGGGGCAAAAACCTTATCTGGCAAGGTAATGAATACGCTGCATACCCCATTAACGCCGAGGGATTTGAGTTATCAAGCAGTGGTCCAAGCAACCGCCCTACGCTAACGCTATCCAATCTTTACGGGCTGGTTACGGGTATTGTTGCGGATTTTGGGCAAGGTATCGGCGGTAAAGTCGTGCGGCGCCAAGTTTACGCCAAGTTTTTAGATGCGGTAAATTTTGCTGGAGGAAATCCAAATGCCGACCCGATGCAGGAAGCAGTCAGTTTGTATGTTATTGAGCAGTTAAAGTCGCTTGATGATGTCACTGCAACATTTGAGCTGGCATTGCCGATTGAAACAGACGGCGCCCGAATTCCTTTATTGATGATTACATCTGACACTTGTATCTGGCAATACAGATCCTCGCAGTGCGGTTACACGGGCGGTCCGGTGGCGGATGAATACGACGAGCCGACAACCGACCCTAAAAAAGATAAATGCTCACACTGTTTGCGCGGATGTAAATTGCGTTGGGGGAAGAATGCGGTATTGCCGTTCGGTGGTTTCCCAAGCACAACCCAATTTGGTAATTAATATGATTGATTTTGAGTTAAAACGGGCAATATTAGCCCACGCCACGAAATGTCACCCGCAGGAATCTTGCGGGTTTGTTTTATCTGTGCGTGGGGATTTGTATTATTACCCGTGTACTAATGTTGCTTCCGACCCGGTAAATTTTTTCGAAATTGCACCGGAAGAATTTATCAAAGCCGAGGAGCAAGGCGAGATTGTTGCGCTGGTGCACTCCCACCCAGACAGCGACTATATGCGCGGATTGCCTTATTTATCTGCATCAGATCGCGCCTGCCAAGTGCGATTAGGTTTGGATTTTTGGCTCGTGGTTGACGGTGACATTAAGTGTTTTCGCAATGTCCCGCCATTAATCGGGCGGCAGTTTGAAAACAACAAACAAGACTGCCGGAATATTGTATTAGACAGTTATATGCTTGCAGGGATTGATCTGCCGGACAACTCAAAGTATCCGTTTGAGTGGTTTGAAACAGAGAATCTTTATGAAGAAGGGCTGTTACGGTGTGGTTTTTACAGGGTGATGCATGAAGCAGATATACAGATCGGCGATGTTGTCTTAATTCAAGTCGGCAGTAAAGTGGCGAATCATGCCGGGGTGTATCTTGGCAATCAAATGATGTTACATCATAGCCAAGATAGGCTATCCGCCCGCGTGCCTTATGATGGTTTTTGGCTTAATAACACACACTCTGTTTGGAGACACAAAGAATGGTACAAGTTAAATTTTACGGCGATCTTAAACGATTTGTGCGTGAGCCGGTAGAACTTGAGGTTGATTCTTTTTCTGAGTTAATGAGCGGGCTTTTAACCCAAATTAAGGGGTTGCGCGAGCATCTCAAAAAAGGTTGCTATAAAGTTAGAATCGGGAAAAACACTTATCTTGAGGAAAGCCAAGTTAAAGCCGACATAGACTTTAAGGCTGATTGCACTATCCATTTTACCCCGGTAATTGCTGGTGCCGGAAAAGGTATTGGCATTGGTCAAATCATTGTAGGCGTGGTGTTGATTGCCGCGTCGTGGTATGCGGGCGGTGCTGCCGGTTGGTCTTATTTGGGGGCGCAGGGTTTTGCAGGTGCTACGATGGCTTTTACCGTTGGCGCATCGCTAATCGTTAGTGGTGCAATTTCGCTTTTGACACCTACGCCAAGCATGGGTGATCAGAAAATAAAAGAGGGCGAAAAAAATCAAAGCACCTCATTTAGCAATCTGAAAAATCTAACCCCACAAGGGCGACCAATACCGTTACTTTATGGGCGTATGATGACAAGTCTTGTTTTAGTATCGCAAGGCGCGGAAGCGTACGACGATGCACCTGAGGCTGATAACACGCAAGCTGACGTAACCGGGAAAAGAAGAAGATTAAAACGTAATTAACAGACCGCACTTTTATGTGCGGTTTTTTATGGGGTAAATATGGGCGGTAAAAAAGGCGGTGGCGGCGGACATACTCCGGTGGAAGCGCCGGATTCCCTGCTATCATCACAGCGATTGAGCGCAATTGGGATTATATCACTCGGACCAATCAAGGGGCCGGTGAATAAGTGGAAATCAACTTATTTAGACAATACACCAATCCAAAACGCGAGCGGTAAGGATGATGATGACGTAGATAGTTTTAATTTTACAAACATGGAAATCCAGTACACGCTGGGAACTCAAGATCAGTTGCCAATGACTGGGTTTGATAGCAGCCAACGTGAAGTGCCTATTGGTATTGAAGTAAAAAAAGAACTTCCGATCACTCGTTCGATTATCGATCCTGATGTTGATCGATTACGCGTGACAATTGGTGTTAATGCATTATTTAGCCAAAATGATCAAGGCGACACAAGCGGAACATCTGTAGAGTTTGAAATTTTAATAAACAGTAACCTTTACAAAAGTTACTCTATCAACGGCAAGTCATCCTCACGTTTTTACCGTAGCTATATTATCGATGAGCTACCTCCTAAGCCGTTTAATGTCACCGTTAGACGGGTTACAGCGGACTCAAAAAGCCAACGCTTACAAAATGCTATCGTTTGGAGCAGTTACACGGAGATTATTGACGCCAAACTGTCATATCCAAACATTGCAATGATCGGCATTAAAACTGACTCCCGACACACCCCCAATTTCCCGAATGTAAATTCGCTCCTGGATGGCCGTATTATCAGCGTGCCGTCCACTTACGATCCTGAAACACGCGCTTATGCGCCGGGAATTTGGCGCGGGGATTTTAAAAAAGAATGGACAGAAAACCCAGCTTGGATTTTTTACGACTTAGCGACAAATCCCGATGTAGGAATTGGGAAACGCATAAGCGAATATGGGCTTAATAAATTTCAGCTTTATCAAATTGCGCAGTATTGTGACGAGCTTGTGCCGGATGGCTACGGTGGCAAAGAACCGAGAATGACGGCGGGAATTTGGATTACGGAGCAGCGCTCGGCATACGAAGTATTAAACGATATGTCATCCGTTTTCCGCGCGATCGTGGCGTGGAACGGAATGCAGATGTTGGCAATCCAAGATAGACCAACAGATCCAGTCTGCACTTACTCTCAAGCAAACGTAATTGACGGTAAATTTGCTCGTCAATATGTACCATTGAAATCCATTTATACTGCCGTGGAAGTGGAATACGCCGACAAAAACAACATGTATCAAAAAGCTATCGAGTATGTTGTCGATGATGAGATGGTGGCACGTTACGGCTATAACGTTAAAAAAATCACTGCGTTCGCTTGTACCTCACGCGGGCAGGCGCGCCGTTACGGGAAATGGGTACTTGTCACCTCTAAATTGGAGCAATGCACTATTACATTTACCGTTGGGCGCGAGGGGTTACACCACTTGCCAGGCGATATAATCGAAGTTGCGGACAATAGTTGGGCTAAAACAAACCTCGGCGGGCGCGTTGTCGGAATCAATAAAAGTGCGGTCGAATTAGACCGCGAAATCAAGATTGAGGGTGGCAGTTATCTGTCTTACGTTGTAAGAGATAACAACGGACAGCGCACAGAACGGGTTAAAATCCTAAGTGTCGCTGGAAATGTTGTTAATTTGGAGAGCGTACCGGAAAACTTAAACCCTGACGACAACTGGGCACTACAAACGCCGTTAGTGCGCACGGAATTATACCGTGCTATCGGCATCTCTGAAAACGACGGCAATTATACGATCACGGCGTTACAACATGAACCGCAAAAACAAGCGATTGTTGATAACTCAGCAAGTTTTGAGTCTCGTAATACAACGTTACATCAAGCCGGGGTGTCGGCAGTAAGCGACGCCGAAGTAAACGCGGACGGCAGCGGAATCTCATTGAGTTTTAAGCCGCCGGCAAACTTTGTCGGTCAAGGTCTTAAATATCAAGTAAAACTCTATCGTAACAGTAATTTATTTAACGTTTACGACGATTTGGATCAGCCGTCTATCGCGTTTAGCGACTTGCCGGACGGCGACTATATCGCTGAAATTCGCGCGAAAAATCTAGTGGGGCAGTTATCCGAGCCGATTACAAAGAGTTTCAGTGTTAATTTTGATATTAAAGAGCTTGTCACCGTAAGCAAGGTAATGGGCATCGACCTGAATTGGCGGAACCCGATTTTTGCGAACACGAATGCGGCAATCGAAATTTGGGTAAGTAAAGATAATAACTTTGCAAATGCCCGTAAATTAATCACTCTCGCATACCCTACAAATAGTTACAGTTACACCGGTTTGGGTGTCTCTGAAACATTCTATTTTTGGGCGCGCATGGTGAGTAAAGGTGTCGCGGGTAAATTTACGGATGCCATCGAGGGCGTAACTGAGCGTGATGCAACAAAGATTGTTGATTATATCCACGGACAAATTAACAAAAGCGCATTGACGCAAGAGTTAATCGATGAGATCAGCGGTAAATCCGAAGCGGCGGAAGCGGCGAAAGACATTGCGAAAAAAGCTATTGCGCAAATACAGCAAGAGGCAAAAACGCGTGGAGCGCAAATTAACGAGCTTAAAAAAGTTGATACGCAACAAGCGCAACGCATTACAACTGCAACGGCCAAGGCGGAATCCGCATTATCCGGCATAACTGCCGTACAACAAGCGCAGGCTAATAGTGATAATGCTAACGCTCAGCAAATTAGCGCATTAACCGCGCGTATTGATGGGGCAGAGTCTACCGTAACGCAAATGAGCAGTACGGTTGCAGGTCTTAACGACAAGGTTAGTTCAATGCACACTATCCGCACGCAGGCTATCAATGGTGGAAAAACGGCGATAGCCGGAATCTCATTGGGTGCCAACGAAAATGAATCATCTGTCATTGTGATGGCTGACAAATTCGGCGTTGTTAAAAGCGCTACCGATGGCACTGTTCGCAATGTGTTTACTGTTGCTAATAATCAGTTAGCGTTGAGCGGTGACTTAATCGCAGATGGCACAATCCTTGGTCAACATATCAAATCTAACCAGACTATCCAATCTCCTGTTATTAATGGAGGATCTCTAAATATTAATAATAGATTTATTGTTAATGGGTCTGGTGGCGTGACTATACGAGCTAACAGCGGGAATGTCGGAATGGTTATCACAAATGATCGAATTGATGTATATGACGAATCAGGAAATCTAAGGGTAAGGCTAGGTAAATTATCATGATTTATTTTTTTAAAAAAGAAATCAGTATGTTGAGTGGTATCACATCAAATGTGCGCAAATATCATACTATATCGCAAATAAGGGTTGATTTTATCAATAACGAACTGGAGGTGCAGATCGCAAGTTTTGAAACCGAATCAGATTTTATCAATATGAAAAACGGGTTAATAACAGGATTATTGATTGATGATGTGTCATTGCCCCAAAACAGCGCTATTGTTTTATCCGCAATGCAATTACTATCAATTAATCAAGACTCAATTTTCCGCGGAGAGGAAATCTTGTCATTAATAACAGAAGGGAAACAAACTAATGAAGTTGTTAATCAAGATTAAAGCATTTTTATCAAAAAAGTCCACATTTAAGGGGTGAAATATGTCATACGGCGTTAAGGTGTTTGGTGATGAGTTACGGGTTAATGATAATGCTGTAAAAATAACAGGCAACACTATGCGAGACATCGCATTTAGCAACAAAAAAACAAAGGCATTAATCACTGAAAAGATTAATGGTGCTAGCAGTAACTACTCTGTAGTTGTTGATGGCAAAGGGTTAGACGGATTGTATCATTACTCACTTGTTAAAAGAGAGATCGAGAAGCCTTTTAATTACGGAATCACGAAATGCTTTACTCTTGCGCCTAATGAGTATTTATTATCTGTTTATTCGCCTTATTCGCCAAACAGCATAACGGAACCAACGCAAGAAGGGTGGAGTGCATCGGGAACTGTCTTATCATGGACGAGATATGATGATAGAAATGATGACTATGTTACCGATTCAATTACCTTCTACCAAAATGAGAATGACGTCGTCTTTGGTGAAACGTTTCTTAACTGGAATCCGCGCGGAGGTGGAACAAAGATCGGGTTTAACATTTTAAGAATGGAAGATCCGCCAGCCACATCGAATTATGGAGTAAACATAAGCGGGAAGGTACTAACCGCTGCGCCAAAACAACTAATTAAACTAGATTTTGACATGCGAGAAGATAAAGAAATGTCTATTTCCGGTTTTAAATTATTAGCATTTTATTTTCCTAAAAAATCGTACGAAGGGAGATGTATTGAGATTCTCAATGGAAGCATACGAACAAGAAAATTAACCACAGATGAAGAAAGAGAGGGCGGATCCGACATAGGAGTTTTAGATAAAAATCAATCTCCTTTTCTTTATTTTGCCGGAGACGCCGATTTCATCGGAAGTGTTTTAATGATTCAGGAATAGAGCTAAATAATATTGAGCAATCAACTAAGCCCCTTTATGGGGCTTTTTTATTGGAGTGATAATGGAACAAATTGATTTAGAGATTGTGCGCGGAGATGATGACGGCTGGGCGTTTGATGTCTCCGATGACGACGGCATAGTAGATCTTGACGGTTATCGTATTGATTTACATATTAAGCCGGCTAAAGGCGAGGTTATTAAGCTGTCAAGCACAACAGGCGAGATTAAAATAAAAGGTAATATTATCTACGTATCGGTATCGCACGACAAAACGGAAAACGTTAAGTGGCAATCTGCGCAATGGGATCTACAACTTACAGATAACGATAAAAAAGTGCGCACAATTTGCGGTGGTGAGTTTACGTTAATCCCGGATGTAACAGTGGTGGATTAATGATGAGTGTTATCAACGTAAAATTACGCGCTAAACCAGTGCATCATGTTAAATTAATCCCTCCTGGCAACGCAGAGCAAAAAATAATTACGGTGGATAAATCCAAGCCCTTTATGCCGGCAATTATCCAAGCATTAAAAGCAAAAGGCGTTGATTCATCGGGCAATATTGCCAATTTGCCCGATGATATTGCGCAAATTAAGACGGCAAAAGATGTTGAGCCTAATGACATCTTTAGAGTTGACAAACAAGAGATTGCATTAAGTTATGAGCTAATACCGGATATCTATACAGGAGTCAGTGGTAAAGACATACCATACCGCGGTTGGAGCATCACAAACTATGTAGATGTTCAGGGCTTTGATTATCTGAGTATGATTAACGGCTCAACATCGTACTCATGTTATTACGATGCCGATAAAAATCCACTTGGCACGATGGTGTCTCAAACATACGACAAAGTGCCGGAGCAAGCAAAATATGTAAGGATATCAAACGATTCAGCAGCAATCAGTAAGCTAAGCATCAAAGGTGGACGGTTTGTGATTGTCAGCAAAAACGGCGGGTAATTCCGCCGTCTTTTTTAGAGACTATTATCATTTATCCATTCATCAACCTGATCTGCCCACCGTTGCATCATTTCTTTTCGTTGTTCGGCATATTCCGCTTTATTGTAAACAGCACGCACGCCTTGTTGCTCATGTGCTAAACTCTTCTCAATCCAATCACTATTAAAGCCCATCTCGTGTAAAAGCGTTGAGCCTGTACGTCTTAAATCATGGACCGTAAATTCATCAATGCGCTGTTCGTCCTTATTGATAAATTTAATACAGTTAGCAATCACGCGGTTTAATGAACTATTTGCTATTGGCTGTCTGCGATTAATCCTACCTGGCAAAAGATACGGTGAGCCTTCCGAATAAATTTGAAATGCAATAATTAAATCAAGTGCCTGTTCTGACAAATACACATTGTGCGCACGTTTGGCTTTCATGCGCTCGGCTGGGATCGTCCACACTTTATTTTTGAAGTCCACTTCATTCCATGTAGCATTAACCAATTCGCCTTTACGAACCATGGTGAGCAAGATAAATTTCACTGCTTTTTTCAACGCAAAATCCGACTGTGTTTCTTCAAGTGTATTAAAGAAGAGTTTTATTTCCCTTGGAGTTAGAACGCGTTCCCGCTTTTTGAATGTAGCAATAGATGAATTTGCTATTTCGTCCGCAGGATTTGCGAACTTATGGCCGCGCTGAATCGCATAGCGGTAAACGTTAGCAATTAAATCACGCACAAAAATTGCTGTAGATGGCGCACCACGTTCTTTAATTTTTTCACAGTGACTACGAATTTCATCTGCTGTGATTTCTGTCATTAAGCGGTTACCAAATGTATCTTTAATATCTCGTTCATAAGTTGCTACACGTAAAGCTTTTGTGCTATCAGCTAACTGAACATCGGCAAGATACTTTTCAGCAAATACGCAAAAGCGATCTGCATTGCGAATTTTATTACGTTCTGCACGTTTTTCAGTGGCGGGGGATATTCCTTCGCTTACTTGCTTGCGGGCGATCATTAAACGCTCACGGGCTTCTGCAAGATTTATACCGTCAGCACCATATTTACCGATGGTTAGCGTTTCCCGTCTGCCGTTGATTCGGTAGTCATAGCGAAAGGTTATAGTGCCGGCGGTGGAGACGGACACATAAAGCCCGTCACGGTCTGCCACTTTATAAACTTTGTCTTTAGGTTTAAGAGATTTGATTTTTGTATCTGTTAGCAT